TGTTGCATTGAATGCCTTGTTGTATGGTGCAGGGTCTATAAACATCTTCTTGACCCAGTGATGCCCCCTACCTCCGGGGTTCGTTGTAGCTCTCATATACACAGGTAGATCAGGTGATGTAGATCGTAAACGTGATCTCATATAGTTCCAAGCAAATGGTGTTCCCCACTGTGTAAGTTCGTCAAAGCCTATCCAACTAAATGCCAAACCTTGATATCGTAGCACATCATCATCTCTATCTAGGTAAGACATCCACAGTCTTGCACCTGACGGAGCAACCCACTGCATCTTTCTCTCTGACCACTTAATGCCTTTCCATATCTTTGGATATAGTTCTTGGCTTTTAAATATAAGTTCTCGCAGTTCCTCAGTGGTGTGACGCAAGAGTAAGCCACTAAATTCAGGGTGTCCCATATAACGCAAAGGATCTGCCAACATAGCGTAACTCTTGCCGCCACCTGCAGATCCACCATATAAAACTTCTCTTTCATTAGCTGCCAAGAACTCTGTTTGTGGTCCTTCATTTGGTTTAAACACAACATTATGTGTTTCCTGTACAGCAAAATTTTCACGTACTTCAGGTGGTGGCTGTTTCTCCACTACTTTCGTTTCTTGCACCTGTTCTGCTTTCTTCGATTTGCTCGGCTTTTTGGATCGCTTTTTGGGCATAGTCTGCCCATCTGCGTAAGCTGAAAGCTTTGTTCTTCCGTCTTTTTTCATTCTTTAATCGTTTCATTAATCCTACATGAGATATATGTCTGCCACTATTTTTAGTTAGCCATAGTGCTACTTCTCTGTAGGAGTATTGTTTAACTAGAGATTTTGCTTTGTGTAATAAGTCTAGCTCTTGTTTTATAGGCAACAGCATACTATCATCTGTAGAGTCTAACTCATATCCAAACGGAACTGTTCTAGCTATTCTTGGTATGGGTAGCCACTCTGTTTCGTCATGTAGGTCAAGTGGTTGAGGGAGTTTCCATTTCCCTAGTTCTCTATTTGCCATCTGCCTTTTTCTTTGTTCTTCTTGTTCTTCTCTTTTTTCGTGTATACTTTTTACCTGTAGCAGAGGTTGCTCCCATAACTCGTGCTAACTCAGCACTTGCTTTGTTTATCTCCTTGTCATAGTCTGCTGTTCCCACTCTACTAGTTGGCTTAAACTCAGCAAACTTTTTCATTGCTGCCTTTTGTTTTGCTGTTACTTTACCTTTTGTTTTTCCTAAATTGTATACAGTCTTTGTAGGTGTTCCTGTTTTAGCTAAATCATCTATCTCTTTTTTAGTAGCAGTTTTTGTTGTTGTTGTAGTTTTCTTCTTACGTGTTTTACTAGTTGTAGTTTTAGTTGGAATTTTAGTGGTTGTTGTAGGTGCTATTGTAGCTTTACCTTTATCTCTCTGCTCTATCTCTGGTTTTATTCTATATACAGTTTTAACGTGAGGATTGTTTGGATTCTTTTTTCTAAATGCTTTTACTTGCATCTTAGCTTCAGCCGCTAGTCCTCTAATCTTTGCCTGTGCTTTATACAAAGCTTCTGTATCAGCCTTGCTCATTTTTGATAGACCTCTAGCTATATCTGATCTAGCCTGATCTCCTACACCTGATAGTTTCTTCAGTCCTTTCTGTGATCCCTTTTTACTTACCCCTTTTAAAAATTTAAATACCATAGAACTACTCCTCTTTATTCTTAGGTGGCATTAGCATTACACCACCTGATGTTTCTACCTGAACTTTTTCAGTTTTAATTAAACCACTTCTATCTAGTAGCTCTTTGGCTGCAGACATCTTATCACGTATACCTAGCTCTGTTGGATCATACAAACCATTCACAACAGCCATCGCTGCCTTTGGAGCATTACGTGCCATATACATCTGAGTAGCTTCAAGTATCTCCTCTTTTAATCCAGTGGTAACTTGAGAGGGGCTAACACCTTTTGCGTATCCTGCAAGCTTTATTGCTTCCCCTATATCTCCATTTGCACCATCGAATAGCACATCTAAAAACTTTTGTTGTTTCTCTGTAAGCTGTCTCATGTCAGCATCTCCACCGTCTTCTAGCTTGTCGTAATCTACTATTTGGATCTTTCGCAGCCTTTGGAAACTTTTTCATTTGTCCTGCACTTCTAGCACAAAAAGATTTTCTTCTTGCTGCTCGTTTACCTTTTGGGTTTTTCTCTGTTACTGCTGTTTGTAATTTAGATCCGGGATTTCTTCTTCTATACTTTGCAACTCCTTTGGCAGTCATACCTGCACCTGACTTAGTGGGACGCTTGTCACCACTTTTAATAGACATTCCTTTCATGGAATCTCTTTTTGTTTTGCGTACCTTTGATGACATGTTGTTAGTTCAATTCAAAATGAGGACCATCAATAAATGGAGTCCTGCCAGATTTACGTCTTACATCAATGTAATTGTTCATAGCATCTTGCATTGGTCTTTCCCACTCAGCTATATTATCTATTGTCCACGCTGCTCCCCAACGTATTTTAGCTCCAGTTTCTTTCGCTGCAGCTTTCATTGCGTCAGCTATATCATCATACATTACGATGTCCCAACTTGGGTCACTGCCATCGTATGCCATTAAATCGACAGCGTGTGAGTATCCATCTTCCTGCACAAGGTGTTTGGATTTCATAGTCTGTGATCTTCCTGCTTCGTATAATCTTTTTTGCTCTGCAAGGGAACGAACCCCATAGATTACTCCAAAGTCCACTTTGCTCAATTCAATAGCACGTTTAACTGTATCTACCATTGTAGGATGTACACCTTCTAATTTATTTAAACTTCTTCCTGACAACTTATACATTTATCTAGTTCCCTTTTTCTTTTTAATAGTATGAGTAAGAAAGCCATTGACACTTCCCCCACGCTTAAACTTAAAATTAAACTTTGCTTTCAGAGCATCTTCAGCACGTTTGATTCCAAACTCCTCTAAGAAGCCCCCTATCTCTGCTCCACTCTTGTAGTTCTTATCACGTAGTCTAGCTCTTAAACTTTTCAGTGTAGTAACCAGATCTCTAAGTTGATCCTCGTTCATGTCCATGTAACTTCCGTATTGTTCGGGAGATACAGAACCACGTTTATTTGAACCTAGTACATCTAGTATTTCATTCTCTACTTCATCTATTCTAAACTTTAGTTCTTTTTCAGGATCAACTCGTCTTACAGTTTTCTCTTCTTTAATCTCTGTTCTAGTTTCAAGCTTCTGATCCTGCTTCTTTCTTTCTGCAGCTTCTCTGGCTTCTTTATTTTTCTTTCGGGTCATTGCAGCTTTAACTGCAGCTTTTAATCTGGGCATTATTTTTTCCTCATGTTAAAAAA